CTTACTTCCCGTTCAAAGCCCGGTATCTGGCCAATAACAAACGACGCGGTGTCGTCCAGTTCCAAGCCCGTGCGGTATGCTTCCCGATAGATGTAAACATCCTGATCGTTGATCCAGACTTCCACTGCTGCTGTCGGGTCTTGTGAAAAGCCAAAGTCACCTCCGAAGAATGGGCCGCGCCATGCTGTCTCGCGCGGGTTGGGTTCAAACTCGCGTACCTCGATCTTGCCACCGAACACCTGAGCATCGCTGTTCTGACGATAAGCACCTTCCCAGACCCATGCGTATGTCGCCGGGTCGAGGCGCTGCTGCTCGCGCCGCCTGAGCGCGTCCAGGCCTTCGGGAAAGAACGGGTTGTCCTTCCACTGCACCTCTGCGGCCAGCATGTCGGCAGGCGGGTTCTGGCGAAACCGCTTGTCCACCGGACTGCCCTCTTCGCGCGGGTTCCAGATTGCCCAGACCTCGGACTTCGGCTGTCGAAAGACGGTCGCCTCAAGGGCAAGCCATGACGGCTCTGGTACGTCCTCGGCTTCCTCCACAATCGTCAGGTCGATCTTGGCAAGCGACTTGATGGATTGCTCATTGCGCCGCAAGCCACGGAATAGAAACTCGGTTCCGTTCGCGCCCCGGATGTAATCAACGCCCACGTCATAATGCGCCTCTAGCCACGGCTGCGATGCGATGGCGGCCTTGAGTTCGGCGTGGAAGCTTTCCTTGATACTGGCCTGAAACTCGCGGGTGCATAGAATGCGCAGGGGTTCGGCGTATCCCCAGATTGACGCCATGAGCGCGGCCCCGAACGACTTGCCCGATCCTCGCCCGCCGTAAAGCGCCCGATACCGTGCCGAGCCGCGTGGCGGTGACATGACGGGCACTAGCTTAGTCGGTAGATCAATCGTCGCTGGTTTTTGCATCTGCGGCGCGAATGATGATTTCCTTCGGCGTCATGCTGCCGTCGCTGCTGGTGTGGTCGATCTTGGCCGTCTCGCGCCATCCGGCCTGTGTCTTTAGAAAGAAGATGCGCGATGTGGTGTCGCCATCTAGCGCGTCTTGAACGAGGCTTTCTGCGACCTTGCCAATGATCTCGGCGCGGCCCCTTTTATAGGCCGCATTTACCTCAGGCTGTCGCTCTCGGATGTTGTCGAATGTGCGCTGCGCAATGCCGAATAGGTCGGCAAGCTGCTCATACGTCAAAACGCCTGCCAGCTTACTGACAAGCGCGATTTCATCTTCTGACAATACGCGGGGCTTAGGTGGCATGTGTTACCTCAGAATGGCGTGTCTGCCTGCCCGGCGTTGAACGCTGCGGTGCGTGCTGCGCTTGCTCGGCGTGCTGATGCTGTTTGGCGCGTCATGCGCCCGCTGTTGTTCTCACTCATTGGTCTGGCCTCCTACCAAGTCCCATAGATTTGACGCCCGCCGCTCTTTCTTGGTCACGGCGTAGTCTGCCAATATCTCATCATGCCATGATTTGTGAAAATCGTACAGGTCCGGGTTGTGTTCAATCGTCACGACTTCGATGGTGCGCGATGATCGCATGTTAGCGGAGCCGTGAATGACGATCTTTGATTTGTCGGTTTCGATTAGCGCGATTTTGGTGTGAATACCTGCCACGGCAAGGCGCGTGCCGAATGGGTCGCAAAGCGTTTCATAGATAAACTTGGCGTTCTGGCGGTTGTGTGACCAGAAGTAGCTAGAGACGATCATGTCTAGGTGTCCCAGTAGGCCGCTTGCCAGCAGGTTTTCCAGACTTATTACGTTTTCGTCACTGAGGGCCAGCGTTGAAAGCGTCATGCTCTTGAATTTGACTAGGTTCTCGACTGACAACGCTTCGAGAAAGTCACCAAAGATGAAATTGCCGGATAGCAGGGCATGGATGGTGTCGCCATCTTTGAGGGCTTCCGCTGTGGCAACGGCAAGTTCGGCAGCGCGTTCGTATTTTACGCGTTGCTCTTTGATCGCCTTGAATTTCTTTACCCTGAGTAGGTCGGGCTTGGGCTTTGCCATCTCGTCATCCTATCATCTTTCATTTGCCACGTCACTCAGCAGGAAGAAGGTCGCCTTTAGACCGGGCCGTGGCTGCGGGTGTTAGAGGCATCATGAATGAACCATGACATTTGCGACCGCCTCGCCACCGCCCGCTGGGCTTGGGTTTCATTTCACTTTTCGTTTCGGCTCTCTGTGATCCGTTCGGACATACGCGCCAAGTTCGCGGGCTTGCTTCCATGCCTCGTCTTTTGTGACGGGTTTTTCCCAAGGTGGCGACGGCATGGTGACAAGGGAGACGTATCCGTATGCGCTGCTGCTTTCGCCAGGAATGGCCGCGCGGATGATGCGGGTTGTGGTGGTCATTTCAGCGCCTTTCTCAGAATGTCCTTCGCCTGCTCGTGTTCCGCGTTTGTAAACAGCGATGCGTCAAGGCGTTCCAGCGCGTGCGTGATTGCGGCCCGCAGCGCCTTGGTTTCGTCGATTGCCTGTTGCGCTCGGATTGTCTGCCAGCGGCATTCTTGCTCCCACGTTGACGGGTGGCTGTGCAAGATGCGGCGTCCTTGGCTGTCGTATGTCATATCGCCCAAACCCTCACTGTTGATCGTTTGCCGTTTTCGTACTCACGCCGGATCGGGAAGCGGTCTTTGTAACGGCTCATGTTCGTCAGCGCGCCTTCGATCTGTTTGGTGCTCAGATTCAATCCTGCGGCCATTTCGGCCTTGCTGCAACCTGGATTTGCTTTGATGTAATCGTAAACGGCTTTTGTTTGCGACACGCGCTGTCTGTCGATCTTCTTTTCCGGCACGATCTTAAACAGCCGCATGGGGCGGCCTGTTGCTGGGTTTTTGCCCATCGTTGCCTTGATCGCGTTGCGGCCCTCCATGCGCGATAGCAGGCTAGATATAGATTTGGACTGCCTGTCGAAGTGTGACGCGATGTCAAGCACGCTGCAATTTGGGTTCTGTGCGATGAAGTCGTAAATCTTGTGTTCGGCTATTGGCCCTCGCGCTTGCTGGGACGGTGGTCGTTCGCTGTGGTGTCGCTTAGCGATTTCCTTGGCGTCGGCCTTCATGGCGGCGATCAGTTCGTCCTCGGTCATCGGGCGGCGCTTGGCGGGTTGCGCGGGCGGCATGGGTAGGCGGGTTTGGGATATGAGCATTTTGGTTACTCCGCTGCGAATAGATCAGCGCCGTGCTGCTCTGCGTCTTGTAGGTTCAAGTTGGCCTGTGCGGCGTACTCCGGCTTGAGTTCAAAGCCGATGTATTTACGCATTGCCTTGACGGCCTCATAGCCGGTTGATCCGATGCCGTTAAACGGGTCCATGACAACATCACCGGGCCTGGTGTAGAGGCGCAGGCACTTGCGGATTACGTCAAGCTGTAGCGGGCAAACGTGCTTTTCGTCGTTTGCACCTTTGGCCTTGCGGAAGTTGCGCAGGACGTTGCCTTGCTGGATATCCATCCAGACCGGGCTTGCGATCCGCTGCCACTCCATCACGTCAAACTCTGCGTCCTTGATGAGTTCGGTCAATACTTCGTCTGGTGGAGATCCGGCGCAAAGCCCTTGGCGTGTCAGGTCGTCAAGCCATTCACGGGCAATCTTTACCGCCTCTTTGTCGCCCGGTGCTGCGTGCTGGATCGGACGCTCGTTCGGCGCGTCCTTGCGAAAGAACAGCATGTAGTCCGGCATCCCGACGCGGTTCATGGCGCTGTCTTTGCGGATCTGCTTGTAGAGCAAGCCGATTGCCTTCGTGCGCTGCATTTCCACTACAGGATCTTTCCAGATCGTCGCGCGGCCATGATAAACCAGCCCCGCCGCTGTATGGGCGCGGATGAGGTCGCCAGAGAAGTCTTGCAAGCCGATGGCCCCGTGCTTGCCCTTGCGCATCGGCAGGTCTGTACAGTGAACGCATACGATGCGGCCAGGGCGAAGAACCCGCGTCAATGCCTCAGCAAAAAAGCGGTACTGATCCATGAAAGCATCGCCCTCTCCAGCGTTGCCAAGGTCGCGCTCGCTGTCGCTGTAGACAAACAGATCACCGAACGGCGGGGAAAAGATGGCGCAATCGACGCTGTTTTGCGGCATTGCGTGCATGCCTTCGATGCAATCGGAATTGTGTATTGCCCATCCGTTGCC